ATACAGGAGAAATACACATGTCAGCAGAAACAATAAAAGCAAACACAACAGCAGAAGAGTTTAAGATTATCACAGACAAAAAGGATGAGCCTAAATATCCAGAGGTAAAAGAGTTTGTAGGTGGAATGGTTGAGGCTATCACGTTTCCTAATGGTGACTTACTTCTTTTAAATGAAGAGGGTAAGTTAATGCAACTGCCACTTAATCCAGAAGCTACTGCATTGTGGAGAATGACATTCACTAAAGAAACACATATCAACGGCTATAATGATTGGGTAAGCGGACCTGCTATATTAATCAAAGCCAAGGCTCTAGATACTTGGGCTAACTAAACCGAACACCAACTGTGTGGTCCTGTAGGACCACACTCACACGCACAAGTTGTGCCACCGCGCTCGCATATAAATACGTAATCAATAGAGGTACCAGACCCGATTGGGTTTATCTTTTATCTATAGAAGTCGATACACCCTTTATATAAAAAGGGGTCCCACTACTTTGGGTTATATTGCTTGTTTTAGACAGTCAGGGGTGCTATAAAACTTCTCCACCCTTAAAAAGGTGCAAAAATTTTATAAAATTTTTTATGGATTTAAAAGATATAGATATAAGCAAACTACCTTCTGAAGTTAGAAAAGAACTTTTACAGTTACAAGTAATGGTAGCTGAAAAAAAAATAAAAAATAAAGCCAAGGATGATTTCATGTCCTTTGTTAAAACCGTATGGCCCGAGTTTATTGAGGGTCCACATCATAGAGTTATAGCTCAAAAATTTAATGACCTTGCAAATAAAAAAATAAACAGACTAATTGTTAATATGCCTCCGCGTCATACTAAGTCTGAGTTTGCTTCGTTCTTGTTACCAGCGTGGATGGTGGGCCGTAACCCTAAGTTAAAAATAATCCAAGCAACTCACACCGGGGAACTGGCTGTGAGGTTTGGACGTAAAGCAAAACACTTAATTGATAGTGATGAATATAGAAAAGTATTTGATACAACTCTAAGAGAAGATAGTCAGGCTGCCGGTAGATGGGAGACGGCACAAGGTGGAGAGTACTTTGCTGCTGGTGTTGGTGGAGCAATAACAGGTCGTGGTGCGGATTTACTAATTATTGATGATCCTCACTCGGAGCAAGACGCAATGTCTGCCAACGCCTTTGATAGTGCTTATGAATGGTACACATCCGGTCCTAGACAAAGGCTTCAACCTGGCGGACAAATCGTATTGGTTATGACTCGTTGGTCTAAAAAAGATTTAACAGGAGTTTTATTGGACAATCAAAAGCAAGTTAAAGGAGATAAATGGGATTTAGTAGAATTTCCAGCTATTTTAGGAGACGGCGATGCTAAAAAACCAGTTTGGCCACAATATTGGAAACTAGATGAGTTAGAATCTGTTAAAGCAACTCTTCCGGTTGGAAAATGGAATGCACAATGGATGCAAAAGCCAACTTCTGAAGAAGGAGCACTTATAAAACGTGAATGGTGGAAGAAATGGGACAAAGATTGGCTTCCAGAGTGTCATTACCTTATTCAAAGTTACGATACTGCATTTTTAAAGAAAGAAACTGCCGATTACTCTGCTATTACAACTTGGGGAGTATTTTATCCAAATGCGGACTCAAAACCAAATTTAATTTTGTTAGATTCTATAAAAGACCGTTTTGAGTTTCCTGAACTAAGACGTAAAGCTCTTGAGCAATATAAATACTGGAATCCGGATATGGTAATCATTGAGCAGAAAGCATCTGGAACTCCTCTAACCCATGAACTTAGACAAATGGACATTCCGGTGATGACATTTACGCCAAGTCGTGGTAATGATAAGCACGTAAGAGTAAATTCTTGTGCACCGTTATTTGAAGCCGGATTAATTTGGGCTCCTAATATGAAATTTGCAGAAGAAGTTGTAGAAGAATGTGCGTCATTCCCTTACGGCGATCATGATGACTTAGTCGATAGTATGACTATGGCTGTCATGCGCTTCAGGCAAGGAGGTTTTTTAACCCACCCTGAAGATTATGAAGACGAGATACAACCAACTAAAATATTAGAGTATTATTAATAACTATGAACCCATTATTAAAATTTTTAGCCGCAGCAAGATCCCTTGCAAGTCAAGGTTTTAAAAAAGAACAAATTTATGATTTTGCTGTACGTGAGTTTGGAGAAGTAAATTCACTTATGCAAAAACAAATTGATAATATTTTTAAACCTCAAAAACCTATAACACCAAAAGATCCTGATTTTGATAACACTGTTCAAAAACTTGGTATCGATGATCAAGGAAAACCTTTTAATCCAAAAGATCCTTTAAATAATATGGCAACTGGCGGACGTGCAGGCTATGTAGAAGGTGGACCAATTCATCCAAGATTAGGAGAACTATCTTCAGGAGTTTCTTCTGCCGAAGAACAACTACAACAAATTAATCAATCACTACAAACAGCTGAAACTAGTTTGGGTGAATCTGGACCAGGTGGTGCGGGTTCCGTGACTCCTTCTGTTAATGGATATGAATCTAGCGGCAGTAGTTTATATAATGAAAGTCCAGCAGGAGAAGTTAGTAATCCTTACCAGGCTCCGGTTGGAATGAATCCTTTTGATAATCCAAAAATAACAAATTTAAACCAACTACCTCCTGGACAACCACAAAAAGTTGCCGAACCTTATGTTCCCGATCAATACACGCCCGGTAATTCCAGCGAACCCTTACAACAAACTGCAGATCCTGTAAGACAAGCTTACGATAAAGAAGTACAAGCTGCAAAAAAACAACGAGCAGAAGGTTTTATGGGTAGAGTAGTTTTACCTGGAGAAAGGAGTTTTGAAGATTTTTCAAGTGGTTATAATTATATGCAAGACAAACCTAATTCATTAGGTCAATTACAATCTTTAGGTGGAGGCCTAGGAGGATTACTTGGTGAAGGTGGCGGAAATTCAAATGCACCACCAGACAGAGAAACTGACATGATGCAGAATGATCCAAGATTTCAAAATTTAACAACAGATCAATATAAAGGTAAAGACACCATGTTTTTAAGTGGCATGGGACAACAAAGCACAATCTTACCTGGCGGAAACTCACCCGAACTTCCTTACCCAGCATTAGAAGTATCAGGTATGCAGTACGCCAAAGGCGGACGTGCAGGTTATTACATGGGCGGTCAAGCAATGGTGGGCGAAGATCTGTCAGACGTTGGCCATGGTTCGGATTCCTTGATGGCAAGAAACATGCAACTTTCTCCAGGAAGCCAAGCTACAACTTCCACAGGATTAAATTATTTATTAGGTCAAGACAACGACACAGTTAGAGTTCCTTATAGTAAAGGTAAACTTGCTAAGAAAACCGTGGACGAAGGACGAAGAGGATTTATGAAAGCTGCTGGCGCAGCGGGCGCTGGTATAGCCGCACTTAAAACAGGATTATTAGGATTTGGAGAAAAAGTAGCTCCGGTTGCTAAAGAAGCTGTTGAAGCAGTTAGTAATACTGCTGGACAAGCTCCAGCGTACTTTTTTAAGTTAGTAGATAAAATTAGAAAACTTGGTGACGACGCACCAAGACTTGCAGTAAAAGATAGAGAAAAAGTTACAACATATAAAGAATATCAATTAACTGAAGATGTTACAACCGGGGAACAAACAATTCAAAGAATGAAAGTAACTGACCCTGATTCAGCAAGTTATTATGGTCAACCTCTAACTGAAGAAACTTATATGAATTATAAACCTGGAAAAGGTCTGGCTGATGAAACGACTAAAGGTAAAACTCCAATAGATGAATATGAAGAAGGCACTGCTTATATAAGAAGTGATCGTATGAATGCGGGAGAAATTGTTGAGGAGTCATCTGGTGTTTCTGATGAAATATATGAAGAGGTGGGTGAAGCTATACCGGAAGTTATTAGAAAGACAAAAGCAGATGGTGGTAGAATTGGTTTTAGTAAAGGTAAACTTGCAACAGAAGGAATTCCTGCTTTAATCAATAAAATAAAATCTTTATTTGGTAACGATGCAATTACAACTGCAGACAAACTTCCTATACCACAGAAAACACTAGACAGAGCTATGTTTAACAAATTTGATGACAGAAACCCTGATCCAAACCGTTTGTTAAATGATGCAGAAATAGAAGATTACGAAATGGAATTAGGGGATAGTGAAACTTGGATGATGGATGGAACTATTGGAGAAGCAGAAAAAGCTTTAATAGATCAAAAAGAATATATGGCTAATATTATGAGAATGAAAGAAAGAGGAGACTTTGGTGATTTTTCACCTTCAAAATTAGATAATGTAAATGATAATCAAATTGAAGAAGCTGTTCAAAATATTTTCCCTACAGGAGATACTAAACTTGATGCAGAGATGGCTGCAGAATCTTTAGTAGAACTTAACCCTCAAATTTTTGGAGATGTACTTTTAGATGATCTAGACGATATAACTAGATCTAAAATTTATGGTGCAGTGTATGACAGGCTTTCAAATAATATGGCTAAAATGATAAAAGACAAAAGAAATTTACCTAATCCAACTAAAACTTTAGAGGGAATTAAAAAAACTGGAACAATAGATATTTCAGATCCAGATATAGCAGATGAGTTTGCAAGATTTATGAAAGAGAAAGACCCTAAGGGATATAAAGATATGGAACAAAAAATTCAATTAGAATCTTTTGACCCTAAAACTAAAGGTCGTAAAGGTAATTCACAGGGTGGTAGAATTGGCATGTTATCTGGAGGTGGTATTTTAAAAGCAGTGTTAAAAAATTCAGCTGATGCAAAAGGAATGACCGTTAGAGATTTTATAATGGCCATGAACCCTAAATCAATTCCTTCAAACATTAAAAATCTTATATCAAAAGTAGACCTTGAACAACTTCAAGCTGGTTACAAATCTTACTATGAAAATATTGCAGATATGATGAAAACAAGATTTGATTTTCAAAAAAATGTTGAAATTGGTAAAGGAACTCCCGTAGAATCATTGTTTAAAAATTTAGAAAAAACTATGGATGAACAAAGTTATGTTCCAAAAAACGTAACACAAGATGATATTGCTAAAACAGAATTAATGATTAAAAATAAATTTTTTGGTAAAGGCCGTAAAGCAAACGCAACTGGTGGCCTAGCTACTATGTTAGGGGAATAATGGAATACGATATAGAATCTATTCTAGAAAAATACGAGGACGACTATAACCCTGGTCCAAGGCCCATGGTCCAAGAACCACGGAACATGTATAGTAAAGGTAAGTTAGTGAAAGAAACAGTAGAAACGTTAGCTTCTAAAATTTTTAAACCAAAAACAGAATTAGATGCTTTGGAACCAGCGACTGTTAAACCTAGTATCCTTAGACGAGAAGCTGCCCCATTAGATCTAAGTCAAATTAACTCTATTATGAAAAATAAAGAGTTCGAACAAGCATGGAAGAATTATAAAATATCAATTAAAGATGTTGGACGTAGAAAATACGACAAAGATCAGTTCTTTGAAATGTGGGCTAGAGAGAACATGGCTGAAGGCGGACGAACTGGTTACTTTTTAGGAGGACCAGCAATTAAAGCTATCTTTAAAAATAAAATTCCAGGCATAACTTACTATCCTCCAAACTCACCCGGTAAAACAACCAAAGATAGTATTGCTCTTTTAACTAGAACTACTGATGAGTCTGGCAAAAGAATCAGTAATTCTAAAACGTTTAATGTAAATACAGCAACTAAAAAAGAAGTTGATGATTATTTAAAACAACAAGAAACACAATTAGAAGGTAAAGTTCAAAAAAAAGGAGGAGACGTAAACGAAATAAGACAGGCTTACACTAAATCTAAAATCGGTTTTACGGAGGAATTAATTAAATGGCTAGATACAAATGCGAGTAATCCTAAATATGATACTCCTGAAAAATTAATAGCTGGAGCTAAAAAAGTATTTAATCAACCTAAATATACAGAAGCACCCAATAAAGTAGAAAAGAATAAAGTTTTCTTTAGTAAAGATAAAGGTTTTGTAATTCCTAAAGAATATGAATTCTATGGGGCAAAAGTAGATAGTAGAAATCCTGATAAAGTCCAAAAAGACATGGCAATGATTTCTTTGTTAAAATCTGACAACCCGGCTTTCAAAGGTAAAAAAGACACTTTAATGAAATTTTTTAACAGAGATCCAGATTCCCCGAAACCCGATTTATCAAAAGAAGAAGACAGCTTTTTAAAAAACTTCAGTAAAAATTTTATAAGATCAGGAGCAGGTGGTGCGGGTACTGTTAAAGATGTAGCTAAAGGTTCTGTTATTTTAAGATATTTAAAAAATGAAGGTGCTAATTTTGATAACAAATTAAATAACTGGAATGAAATTAGAAGATTGCAAACAGATATTCAAAAAGAATTACAACTAACAGATCTAAGTCCTAATAGAATTGATTTTTTAAATAAAAGTTTAGTCGCTGTTAAAGATAAACAAAGAAATGTGTCCGAAGCTTTAAGAAAAGAGTATCCTGATTTATTCACAGGTAAAGAAGGAGATATATCGGGTGCTTTGGTTCAAGAGCATAAAGTTGCAAGAGCACTCGGAGACAAAAGACTTAAAGGAGAAGTAGGTAAGAGTTTTATTCCTTCTACTTATTTAGCAAGAGCAGAATTCACTCCAGCTTTTTTTAACTTACAAAAATTAAAAGATTTTGATACTCCTTTTATGTCACTTGTGGAAAAATATAATAATGCTCCTACAAAACAAACAAAGCTAGCTGTTAAAAAACAGATCGAGACACTAAAAAATACATTTAACAAAAATTCAGGTGGATATCTAAATGATGTAGATATTAACTACGGAACAAAAACAGTTAAGATAAAAGATAAAACTCCAGAGATATACAAAACTTCAAAAGAAGATACGTATGCTCAAATACTAAAAAATGTAAAACACAGTAATACTTATTTTAAAAACAAAGGAATGGATGATCGTATTCTTCAAGGAGATAAATTTAACAGATTCCAAAGAGATTTAAAAAATAGAATTAACGCAAATCAAAATTATAAAAGTTTAGCAATAGGTGTTCCAACAGTTGCAGTAGCAACACAATTTTTATCTGGGGAAGCAACCGCTGAAATAAAACCACAAGGCTCACCCGGACAACTAAATCCAGAAACAGAAAAAACTTTTGCAGAAAGAAACCCGAAAACTACACAGGCTGCTGGATCAGCCGTGGTGGGAGGAACTGTTTTAAAACAAAAACCTGTTAGAGACGTGATTACAAAAGGTTTAGGAAAAATTTTTAGAGGTCTTGGAACAAATTTAGCTGGTAGTGGTTTTGCTGCTACACAAATATACAATAATTTAAAAGAAGGTAAAGGAGTATATGAATCTGTAAAAGATCCTATGGTTGGTGTAGAATTAATGTTTCCATCTTTATTTAAAGAAAATATTTCTAAAATTACAAAAAATAAAGCGATTCAAAAAGCTTTAAGTGGATTTGGAGCTGGAAAATATTTAAATCCGATAGGTGCAACCATATTAGCAGGAGATGCTCTTAGTAAAAATAAACCAGATTCAGAATCTCTTTTTATAAAAGACATGATAAAAGGACCTGATTATTTTAAAGAAAAAAATAATGATTACTATGAACAAGGTGAGCATTATGATGATGTCGGACTAGCCGGATTAATGAAAAAATATTATGACTAAAGACAATCCAACACTTGTAAAAAACATGAAACATGTTAAATGGGATAGTATTCCACCTTTGAAAGGACCGAATCCTAAAGGGTTGATTAAAGACAAGAAACAAGATAAACCAATACAGGAGAATAAATATGGCAGATATAGATAAATCTCTTCCCAATGTTGCAAGACCCGAAGATGAAGTTGTAGAAGATATTAACATTGAAGAGGTTGAAGAATTAAAAGGTCCCGTTGAAATTACAGATGAAGAAGATGGTGGAGCAACTATCGACTTTGATCCCAATGCTGTAAACATACCACAAGATGGCGGCGATCACTTTGCAAATTTAAACGAATTACTTCCTGAAGACGATACTGATGAAATAGGTGACCAGTTACAGAATGACTACATGGAATATAAAACTTCTCGTAAAGAATGGGAAAGAGCTTATATCACCGGCCTAGATTTATTAGGCTTTAAATACCTAAACAGAACGGAACCTTTTCAAGGAGCAAGTGGTGCAACTCACCCGGTACTCGCTGAAGCAGTTACTCAGTTTCAATCTTTAGCTTACAAAGAATTACTACCTGCCGATGGTCCAGTTAGAACCATGGTTATGGGTGCAAGTGACCCGCAAAAAGAAATGCAGGCGCAAAGAGTTAAAAATTTTATGAACTATCAAATCATGGATCAGATGAAAGAATATGAACCTGAGTTTGATCAAATGTTATTTTACCTTCCATTATCAGGTTCAACATTTAAAAAAATTTATTACGACGATTTATTGGGACGAGCAGTTTCTAAGTTTGTTCCAGCAGATGACCTTGTTGTTCCGTACACGGCTACTTCATTAGACGATGCGGAAGCAGTCATCCATGTTTTAAAAGTTTCTGAAAACGAACTAAGAAAACAAATGGTTTCCGGTTTCTATTCTGACATAGAACTTACAAAACCAACTGGAACTATTACAAATGAATTAGATGAAAAAGAAAGAGAAGTTGAAGGAGTTTCCAAAACGCAAAGAACAGATCCTTTATACACAATTCTAGAATGCCACGTTAATCTAGACTTAGAAGGTTTTGAAGATATGGGTGCCGACGGAGAACCCACTGGAATAAAATTACCTTACATCGTTACAGTAGAAGAAGGTAGTAGAAAAGTTTTGTCTATTAGACGAAACTTTGCGCAAAATGATCCAAAAAAAATAAAAATTAATTACTTTGTCCATTTCAAATTTCTGCCTGGACTAGGTTTTTATGGTTTAGGATTAATTCATATGATTGGCGGTTTGAGTCGTACTGCAACTGCGGCTCTCCGTCAGTTATTAGATGCTGGAACTTTATCAAATTTACCAGCCGGATTTAAACAAAGAGGTGTTAGAGTTAAAGATGATGCTACACCAATACAACCAGGAGAATTTAAAGATGTTGATACTCCAGGGGGTAATCTAAAAGATGCTTTCGTATTCTTACCGTACAAAGAACCGTCGCAAACATTATTACAGCTGATGGGGATTGTAGTCCAAGCAGGACAAAGATTCGCATCAATTGCTGACATGCAGGTTGGTGATGGGAACCAACAGGCCGCTGTTGGTACAACTGTAGCTCTTTTAGAACGTGGTTCAAGAGTCATGTCAGCGATCCATAAAAGATTGTATGTCGGTCTGAAACAAGAATTTAAATTACTTGCTAAAATATTTGGCGAGTCATTACCACCAGAATATCCTTACGATGTTATTGGTGCTGCAAGAAATGTTAAAGCAACTGATTTTGATGACAAAGTAGATGTCTTACCTGTTGCAGATCCAAACATTTTTTCAATGTCTCAAAGAATTGGTTTAGCTCAAGAACAATTAAGATTAGCTACATCTAATCCTGAAATGCATAATATGTACTCAGCTTACAGAAGTATGTATGAAGCTATTGGAATAAAAGATATTGATAGAATTTTACCACCACCTCCACCGGAGCAACCAAAAGATCCGGCGATCGAACATATTGATGCAATGGGTGGAAAACAGTTTAAAGCATTTCCAGGACAAGATCATAGAGCGCATGTGACAGCTCACTTAAACTTTATGGCTAGTAATTTTGTTAGAAATAATCCTAGTATTACTGCCGCGTTAGAAAAAAATATCATGGAACACATATCATTGATGTCACAAGAACAAGTTGAACTAGAGTTCCAGCAAGAAATGCAAATGTTGCCACAAATGCAACAAGCTGCAACCCAAAACCCACAAGTTAAACAACAGGTTGAACAGATCTCACAAAAAATTGAGTCTAGAAAAGCTATTTTAATTGCGGACATGATGGAAGAGTTTATGAAGGAAGAAAAAGCTATTACAAATCAATTTGATAATGATCCATTATTAAAACTTAAAGAAAGAGAAGTTGACCTTAAAGCTATGGAAGCAGAACGTAAGTTAAAAGAAGATGAAGCTAGAATTAATCTTGACAGAGCTAAGATGGTACAAGCTAAAGAACTTAGTGAACAGAAACTAGAACAGAATGAAGATTTAGCTAATTTAAGAGCTGATACAGCTATGGCTAAGTCAGAAATGTCTGCTGAAGTCAAATTAACCTCAGATGCTATGAAGGCTAGAGACGTAAATGTCTTGAAAGGCCCTAGAAATTAGTATATTAAATAAACAGGAGATAAATTATGAAGGACCCAAAAATAACAAAAGCAGCTGGAATCAACAAAGACGGTTACTGTAGTGGTGGAGTTGACATAGAAGTTCCTTCTCAAAACTTGGAATTAGATCCTAGATCTAAAACAAGTATAAGAGGAAGAAGCTACATTGCTCAAGGTGATAATGTCGAAGTTAAAGGCACTAAAAGAATGTTGGCTTCGAAAAGTAAAAAAGCTACTTGGTACTAACATGTGGTTATCGGCAATTAAATTAGCCGTTTCTGCTGGAAGTAAAATCTACGCTAATAAGCAGAGAACGAAGATGGCTATGTCAGACGCGCAGTTAATGCACGCTGAGAAGATGGCTACTGGTGCGGAAGCTTACCAGGGAAAATTATTAGAATCTAGAAACTCAGACTGGAAAGACGAATTTATTTTAATTTTACTTTCGGTCCCTATTGTAATGTTGGGATGGTCAGTCTGGTCAGATAATCCTGTACATATGGAGAAAATGGAGTTATTCTTCGTCCACTTTGGAAATTTACCTTTATGGTATCAAACAATTTTTGTTGGTGTAATTGCAAGCGTCTATGGACTTAAAGCAACACATCTGATAAAGAACAAGTAACAAGGAGAAAATATTATGAGAAACGATTATGGAACAAGACCTTACATCTCAAGATTTTCAGCTAAAGCTGCAAAGTCACCTAAGAAACAAACAGCTAACGACAAGCTAGATGAATCTTTAGGAGCAAGAGACGGTAAAGAATCTACAAAGACACAAAGTTTTAAAGATAGAAGAGACGAATCTAAAGGATAGTTATGACTTTACTTACTAAAGGAATGGGTGCAGTTCTTACAAAAATTTTTAAACCTAAACCTAAACCTTCACCTACTATTAGTTCTGTTAAGGCAAATAAATCTGACAACATGTCAAAGCATAAAGTTGCCTTGGCTCAAATTCCAGGACAAACTGCTAACAAATGGAAAAAAAGTTTTGATGATGCAGATAGAATAGGTGCAAAAGTAAGACAACTTACTCAAAAAATAAAGGGTGAGAAAAAAACTGAATCAGGTGTTTCAAAAGGTAAAGACCTAAAAGACTAATGATCAAATCTATTAAAAAATTTATTTGTAATTTATTCAATATCAAAGCATGCAAATGCAAAGATGAACATCTTGAATTTTATGAAGATGTACCAAAACCAACCCACTGCGGAGCACATACTTATTATAGAAAAAGCTGTACCGCGTGTATTACAATAACTAAATAAAGGAGAAGATATGCCGGGAAAAGAAATTAAAGGAAAAAGTAAAATAGCAACTTATAGAAGTGGCGGAAGAGCTGGTTACAAAACTGGTAAATCTGTTAAAGAAAGTAAATTTCCAGATCACTCCGGTGATGGTAAAATTACTAAAAAAGATATTTTAATGGAAAAAGGAGTTATTCCTAAAACTAAAAAAATGACAAGGAAAGCATAATGGCTAAAGCAAAAGGTCTATGGGCCAACATTAATGCTCGTAAAAAAAAGGGGATCTCAAGAAGTAAAAAAGATTCTACAATCACAGCTAAAGCATATAAAAATATGAAAGCTGGTTTTCCCAAAAAGAAAACAAAAACAGCGTAATGGATAAAAATAAAAAAAATAAAATTAAAAAAGTATCTAAAGCTTTGGTAAAAGCATCTAAGTTACATGCAGGTCAAGCTAAGGTATTAAAAAAAATAATAAAGAAAAAATAATGGCTACTGCAGCTTGGACTAGAAAAGAAGGTAAATCTAAATCAGGTGGACTGAACGCTAAAGGTAGAGCAAGTTATAAGGGTGGTACTCTTAAAGCGCCTACTAAATCTAAAACAAGTTCTAGACGTAAATCGTTTTGTGCAAGAATGAGTGGAATGAAAAAGAAACTTACTTCAGCAAAAACAGCAAGAGATCCTAATTCAAGAATAAACAAATCTCTTCGTAAATGGGATTGTTAGTGAGAGATACTAAAGCAATAGAAAGCTTTTTAAAAAAAAATTACAAAGAGATAAAAGAAATGAGTTTGTTTAGATACTTGAAAAAAGAAGTTGAAACAGGTGCTAGTGGAACTCAGGATTATGTAATAAAAAAAGGACCCAATAAAGATAAAATAGCAAAAAAATAGAAAGGAAGACATGGAACCAGAACAAGTATTAAACAAACTAAGAAGAGTTTTAGACAAGAGACTAACCTCACTTTCATTATCTGTTACCTCAGGAGGGGTTGACAGTATGGATACTTACAAGTATATTATAGGACAAATAAATGCATTGGAATCAGTGCGCCAGGAAATCATTAGCCTGCTCAACGATAAGGAAGAAAATGAAAAAAACGGAACAGTCATCGACCTCAACCGAGGTACCAAAAACTAAATCAGCGTTATTAGATAAATACGAAAAAGAACCTAAAAAAGAAGTCACTCAAGAGACCACTAAACTTCCCATGCCTACGGGTTGGAGAATGTTAGTACTACCTTTTAGAATGAATGAAAAAACTAAAGGTGGAGTTTTATTAGGAACAGAAACAATTGATAGACAACAAGTTGGATCGCAATGCGGAAACGTAATTGCTATGGGACCTGATTGTTACAATGACCCAAAAAGATTCAACGATGGTCCGTGGTGCAAGGTGGGAGACTGGGTGGTCTTCGCACGTTATGCAGGGTCAAGAATAGAAATTGATGGCGGAGAAGTCCGTTTATTAAATGACGATGAGATACTAGCAACCGTACAGGATCCAACAGATATCCTGCACAAATATTAACATAGTTGAAAGGAGATACTATGCCAGAAGAAGAGAGAAAAACAAGCAGTCAAATGCCTGTTGAAATGGATACATCAGGCCCAGAGGTCGACGTATCTATTGAGGAAGTAGTTGAAGAGTCGGTAGTTGATACTGCTCCAGAAACCACGGAACAGGAAACAGTAACAGAAACAATAAAAGAAGAAGACGCACCTTTAGAAGACTATAGTAAAAAAGTTCAATCTCGTATTGCTAAACTCACAGGAAAACTTAGAGAAGCACAACGTAGAGAGAATGCTGCTGTAGAATATGCGTCTGCTGTAGAAAAGAAAAGACAAATTGATAACGAAAGATTTCAAAAAGTTGATTCTGATTATACAGCTAAATTTGAAGAGAGTGTAAAAACCGGAATTGAATCAGCAGAAAGAGAACTTTCTATTGCTATTGAAAACGGTGATGCGTCTGCTCAAGTTTTAGCTAATAAAAAAATTGCTTCACTTGCATTTGAAAATGCAAAATTAGAGCAAAGAAAACAAACACAACCCGTTGTACAACAACCCGTACAACTATCAGACGGTGGTAGATTACCAGAACAGACACCTAGAAGAATGCCTGAATCTGACCCTATGGCTGAGACTTGGGCTTCAAAAAATAAATGGTTTGGTACAGATCGAGCCATGACATTTACTGCTTTTGAAATTCACAAGGATTTAGTGGATAAAGAAGGTTTTGATCCTCAATCTGATGAATATTATCAAGAAATTGACAAGAGGATTAAAGTTGACTTTAGTCACAAATTTGATAATACTGAGACTAAGCAAACGAACAGGGCCGTTCAGTCGGTAGCCTCAGCTAATAGAAGCTCAAAACCTGGTCGCAAAACTGTGAGACTCACATCATCACAGGTAGCAATAGCTAAAAAATTAGGTGTGCCACTAGAAGAGTATGCAAAACAATTAAAACTCACGGAAGGAGCATAAGCATATGAAAAACGAAGATACAAAACAACCTTTACGTGCGGCTGGAACTCGGACAAAAACTGATCGTCCAAAAGAGTACAAGCCCCCATCATCTTTAGATGCACCTCAAGCGCCTGACGGATTTAGGCACAGATGGATAAGAGCAGAGTCAATGGGTTTCAATGATGCCAAGAATATTCATGGTAGATTGAGATCTGGTTATGAGTTAGTGAGAGCTGACGAATACGATGACGATACTTACCCAACAGTGCTAGACGGAAAATACGCTGGAGTCATTGGAGTAGGTGGCCTTCTCCTGGCAAGGATACCCGAAGAACTCGCACAGCAACGTATGGACTATCAGAGAAAACAAACTGAAGGTCAAGACGAAGCTATCGAAAACGACTTACTTAGGGATCAGGATAAAAGAATGCCTATCAGTGTTGATAGAAATTCGAAGCACACTTTCGGTGGTACAAAGAAGTAATTCAAAGTCCAACGAAATAAATTAAACCGAACTGGAGGCCGCTAACGCGGCAGGTTCACTAAGGAGAAAATAACTATGGCAAATAGAAACACTGTAGGATTTGGTCTTATAGCTCAAGGTACCGTTGGTTCATCCGACGCAAACCAGGGTCAGGGCAAATACTTCATCGATGCTAACTACGGCGTTGCAATGTTTCAGGGATCTGTTGTTCAGTCAAAAGCTGGATACATCGCTGATGCAGAAGCAGCACGTACTAGGCTAACTATTGGCATACTAAATGGTATTTTTTTTAACGCGGCTACTACACAGAAGCCAACTTTTCAAAACCATTATGTAGCTAATACAGTACCAGCAAACTCAGAAGATATTACTGCGTTTGTAATTGATAACCCTTTACAATTGTTCGCAGCTGGCGTCGATGGCGCAGTAGCAGCAGCATTGTATGGATCTACAGCAAGTACGACTCAGGCAGTGCCTGCAGGAAGTACTTTATCTGGTCAATCAAGTAAACAATTAAATGTTGCAGCTAATACAAGTGCAACAGCTAACCAATTCAGACTATTAAGATCTGCAGAGGATGTTGAGAATGAAGACGGAACAGTAGCAAATTCTACTATTATCGTTACTCAGAATCTTAACCAATACATGCAGAACACTGGTACGGCTGGAATAACTTGGCAATAATAGGAGTATAACGACATGGCAATATCACGAGCACAGCTAGTTAAAGAACTAGAACCAGGTCTGAATGCACTATTCGGACTAGAGTACAAAAGGTATGAAAATCAGCATGCTGAGATTTATACAACAGAATCATCTGACAGAGCTTTTGAAGAAGAAGTAATGTTAAGTGGTTTTGCTAACGCAGATGTAAAAGCAGAAGGTCAAGGAATTGCGTACGACGACGCGCAAGAAACTTACACTGCTAGATACACAATGGAAACGATTGCGCTAGCTTTCGCTATCACTGAAGAAGCTATAGAGGACAACCTTTATGACAGACTTTCTTCTAGATACACAAAAGCACTAGCAAGATCTATGTCTAACGCTAAAGAAGTTAAAGGCGCGGCAGTTTTAAATAATGGTTTACCCGGCGTAGCCGCGGCATCTGCATTTAGAACTGGTGATGGTGTTAACTTACTTTCGCTATTACACCCAACTATCGCGGGTACTGTAGCGAATACACTTGGCACACAAGCTGACTTAAACGAAACTTCATTAGAACAAGCGCTAATCGACGTAGCTGCTATGACTGATGAAAGAGGTTTAAGAATAGCTGCTAAAGCGGTTAAGATGATCATTCCATCAGCTAACCAGTTCAACGCTGAGAGACTTATGAAGTCTCAAGGTAGAACTCAGACTGCTGATAATGATATCAATGCAATCAACTCAATGGGAATGGTTCCTCAAGGTTACAGAGTGAACAATTTCCTAACTGACGCTGATTCTTGGTACTTGATCACAGACGTTCCAAATGGTATGAAAATGTTCTCAAGAACTCCGTTGACTACGTCAATGGAAGGGGACTTTGATACTGGTAACGTTAGATACAAAGCTAGAGAAAGATACGCTTTCGGCGCATCTGACTATAGAGGTATCTTCGGTTGCGAAGGTGCGTAAGCATAACTAAATAATTTTGTGGCGGGACATAGTTCCGCCACATTTAAATAAGAAAGTGATAATATGAAAAAAACTCTCATCAACATCTGGGCCTACAATTACCATGCTAAATTTAATGTTGAGCATGATAAAGATACAGCTAAAAGCGTTGAAGATGCAATACTTGACAAACTAGGAGAAAAGAGTATAGTTTGGGAATATCTCGGAGATAGTTATCATCCGGGAATAAATAGAATAACTTATGAAGAGGTTATCGATGATACAAGACCTATACAAAGCAAAAAGGTCCTTGGAGTTGAAGTGGGAACAAGAGCATATTAGTGAAGATAGATATACTCTTGAAATGGTCAGAATTGATGACAAGGTTAGAGAAGTCATTACTGAGATCAAGCTTGAAGAAGCTAGAATTGCTCACTTACAGAACAACGTAGAAGGTTCTGCTCCACAAGTTTCTGTAGCTACTTAGACAAAAGCTACATCGCTGAAATGCACAAATACCTTAGGATCTCTTGCACTCTATTCAAAAGTAGTATACAAATTAATCACTATACATAAATAATACAATTAAATGTAGACGCGTATAGTCGACAACCCCTAGGGACTACATTTAAATATTCTAGGAGGAATATTAATATGGCAAATACTACATTTAACGGACCGGTTAGATCCTTACACGGATTTGAAATGGCAACTAAAAACGCTACAACAGGAACAGTTACAACTAGATACAGTTCAGGTATGCCTGACTTAACTGGTTTGTTGATTGCAGACACAGCGACAGCAGCTAACATCACTATCGCAGATGGTATTATAGCAACTGTTAACTATACTGGAGCAGCAGCGTGTGCATGTGCATTACCTGTAGCAACTTCAGGAGCAATCGCTGTTTATGTTCAATCTAAAGATACAGCAGGCGGAACTGCAACATTAACTTTTAATGCTAATGGTACAGATACTTGGCAACTTATTTCTTTAATAGAATCAAGAGCATCAGCAGAAGTAACTTTTGATAAGTCAGTAGCGGGTGAAGGACAACTAGTTTTCACTCCTGCTAACGCAGCTACAAATCTTTTAACAACAGGAAGTATGATTGCTTTCCAATGTTTTGAAGATGGAGTTTGGACTATCTCTAGTAGATTAGGTGGAGCAGCGGCAGCAACTACTGGTGCTTTCGCATTTGCAGCGTAATAACTAATTAGTGTGGGGTTTCGGCCCCACATAAACAAAATTTAAGGAGAAAAATATGTCGTCAATATCATCAAAAGTAAAACAATCGGTTGTGTTAGCAGCAGACGGACAAGTGCAATCACTCGTAGCCGGTTCAGCAGCCAATATTACTAAAGCAAATATTATGACCATATATGGTCAAGCTTCTGCAGCGGATGCTGAAATTAAACTTTATAATGAAATAGGTGATGCTAAAACAGCATCTGCATTAATTTTTCATGGTAAGTTTGGAACAGCAGCTAATGAAATTATGGAATTTAATTTACCAGGAGCAGGTATTTATGCTAACACTGGAATATATGCAGATGTAACTAACTGTGATTTCTTTTATATTATAGGAACATTTTAAAGGAGTATTAAATGTCTAATACAACTTCAGGTAATTATCAATTTGATCAAGACTTTTCAATTGATGAAATTATTTCTGATGCTTACGACCGTTTAGGTTTAGTAGGTACTTCAGGTCATCAACTAAGAACTGCAAGAAGATCATTAAATATTCTTTTACAAGAATGGGGAAATAGAGGAGTTCATTTTTGGGAAGTTGGAAATGCTAATGTTAATTTAATAGTAGGTTCATCTACAAATGTAGATGCAACTGCAGAAGGTTCTGGAACTTATACTTTTTACAGGAATCCATCTGATGTTCCAGCAGGAGGAGCTAATCCACCACAAGCTACAACTGTACCTGTTGCAAATATTTATGGTATTACAGATATTTTAAATTGTACGTACAGACAAAATTACAATACCACAAACCAATCAGATACAGGGTTAACTAAAGTTGCAAGAGATTCTTATGCAGCAACAGCAAACAAAGCATCCCTTGGAACACCTTCACAGTTTTGGGTTCAAAGATTTATTGATAAAGTCACTATCACTGTTTACCCTTTACCTAATTCAACAGCAGCAGGAAACTTTTTAAATGTTTACTATGTAAAAAGAATTCAAGATGTTGGAGCTTACACTAACGGATCAGATGCACCTTATAGATTTATGCCTTGTATGGTTTCAGGGTTGACTTATTATTTATCTATGAAGTTTGCACCACAACGAACACAAGAGATGAAACTGTTATATGAGGATGAATTTGCTAGAGCATTATCTGAAGATGGTTCTGCAGCTAGTACTTACATTACTCCTAAAGCATATTATCCGAACATATAATTATGGCTAGATTTGCAAAAGGTAGTAGAGCATTAGCAATCTCAGACAGGTCTGGGGCAGCGTTTCCTTATAGAGAAATGGTTAGAGAATGGAATGGAGCTTGGGTACATAACTCTGAGTTTGAAATTAAACAACCACAATTAGAACCACATCCTGTAGGAGCAGATCCGCAAGGATTATTACATGCAAGACCTGCAAGAGTTGAGTTTCCTGTTTTAGATATTTTACAAAATAATCCTTTTCAAACATACCAAGTAGGGTCAGCCGTTGTTAATGTTTTTTTATCAGGTAATGGTTATACAACAGGTAATATTAAAAGATTTAGAGGTTCTCCAACTACTGCAGGAGAATTTAATATACCACTAGGTGTAGGAGGTATAACAGGATCTACGATTGCAAAAGCTGCTGGATACACTATAACCGTAGGTAAATTTATTAATGGTGCCACAAATACAGATGGGTCTAACGGAACAGATTGGTTTTATTTTAGCGCTGATACAAATGCAACAAGTGTTGTAAACGGAGGGGGAGGTTTTCCAGTCTCAGTTGGACCGGTAACTTTAGAAGCATAATGGCAGGATTAACTTACGCAACATTAACAACAGCAATTCAAGATTATACAGAGGTAGGAACTAATGTATTTACTTCTACTATAACTGATCAATTTATAATGAATGCGGAATACAGAATTGGATATGATATTCCAATAGATGCAGATAGATTTCAATCTCAAGCACAATTAGCTGCAGATAATAATAGTATAAATGTTCCGGCTGAATGTTTATTTGTTAGAGCATTACAAGTTTTTCCTTCAACAACATCTACCACGGTTCAAGGTTCGTATTTAGAGAGACGTGACCAGACTTTTATGCAAGAGTATGTAGGTGAATTAACCGGGGATGTTGGAGCAGGAACGGGTCAAGATACTACAGGACTTCCTAAATACTACTCTATGTTTGGCGGAGCAACTGGTACAGGGGCCACTACTTCAGGGGCTGTTTACTTAGCGCCTACACCTGATCAAAATTATCTTTATATTATGCATTGGAACAAGCTCCCACAAGCACTTTCAGGTAGTAATACAACAACTTATATCAGCCAATATTTTCCTCAAGGACTGCTATATGCATGTTTAGTAGAGGCTTATGGTTTCTTAAAAGGCCCACAAGATCTGTTGACATTGTATGAGAAAAAATATAAACAAGAGTTAGAAAAGTTTGCAGCATTGCAAATTGGAAGAAGAAGAAGAGACGATTACACGGATGGTACAGTAAGAATACCTATCGAGTCACCGCCTCAATAATTAGGAGATAAAAATTATGGCAATAACATCAGCAATATGTAACAGTTTTAAAACACAGATTTTAACAGCAGTCCACAATTTTACAAACGGAGCTAATACTTTTAGATTAGCATTGTACACAAGTAGTGCTACATTAAATAAATCAACTACAGTTTATATAACAGCTAACGAAGTAGCTAACGGAAATGGTTACACTACTAAAGGTGCAGCGTTAA